ATAGAACATATCAAGACACACATCCGTCTGCTCACCTGTAGGTAGAGACAGGAAACCACTTTCATTGGATTGAGATACATCAAACCTCTGTACAGCTACTTCATCACCATTAGAAGTAATGGCATAGTAAGTATTACCATCAAAGAAGTGGTCAAGTAGATCTCCTGTAATCTGCCATCTGAACCAAGTTTGAATGGTCCGATCAGTTCTGCTTTGAGAAAGGAAGCGGAACATATACACATCCCTAGTTCCTTTAGTTCCTAAAGCAACAAGTGACAAGTCAGATGAAGATGCAATGGCATTAACACTTTCCGGCAGCAGCTCAGGGACACTGACAGTGGTGTCATTCATCAGCGGTTGCTGATCAATGTTGATATCTACAAACTCAAAGAACTTACTGAACAACGGTGTCTTAGATACAAACGCTTGTGTAGTACCCAACGACACAGGAGCTACGCTAGGAGCAGCGTCATAAGTAGCAAGTGTTTTGATGTTAGTAGTTGTAGGACTGAAGGTATCTGAGTCAGTAGACAGTAAGAACTGCTCATTATCGCTATACAAGACAAGTCCAATTGAAGTTGGAATCGCATGTGTAAGGACAGCAGGCTGGTTACCTGAAGTGCTGATATCAATAGGATCACTATCAATACCAGTCAGAGCAGAGCTGACCCAGAAGTTAGTGATATCACCAGAACGACTGAAGACAACATTGTCATCAGCAAATAGACCAAGCCTATTGCGGTGAAAGACAATACCTGAAATCTTCTTACCTACAAATGAAGGCTTAGGGTTAGTGTTGTCATCCCCTACAAGCCTGTTATCCCACGACACTGGTTGATAAGTGAATGACCCATCACTGTTACGAACCAACTCATGAGGCATAGTGAGTGGGTCAAACTCAATCTCTAAGTCAGGACCGACAGTTTCACTCCAAACACCAAAACCTCTAGTACCGTTATCCGCCTCAAAGCGTAGATACATATCATCGACATTGATGTCAGATGAATTAACAACTTTGACAACGTAGTCATGTTCACAAGACTCTGGAAGGTCTACTTGTGAGGCGATGGTTTCACTAAAACCAAACACTGCATTTGTACCAGAGCCACCACGTACCTCAAGAGTAATTGAAGTTGTTGATGAGTTAGTACCTTCATTCTCAAATAGAACTACATTATCAACAGCTCTTGCATTGATTGTGTTGGCAGCAGCATTACTATTAAAATCAGATGCTAATTGCTCAGCAATCCAAGCAGGACTGAGAACATTACCAGTTACAGTAGTCCCAACATCCAACACACCATCAATTGATGTCCCACCTTGTGTTGCAGTGATTTCGTAGCGTGTACTGAATGAAGCAATCTTAATTACGACACAGGCACGAGGACTAGATACTGCACTCTTATCTGCAGCTGCAGTTTTCATCGCAACTGTTTTATCAGTGTTAACGATGTACGTGGTATCGTTAAGTGATAGTACTTTAATCTGATCAGCTGTAGCACCATTTAAATACGCATCAGCTGGCTGACTACTTACAGCACAGTTGTCGTTAGCTGCTTTCCAATCAGTTGTAAGTGCAGTGTTGAAAGCAGTGTTGGCAGTGTTGTAGTCGGGGAGTGCACCACTACTACCATCTTCATAGTTATCTTCTGCTGTAGTCAGATCACCAGCAGAATTGGCAGCAGCAATCTCCTCGTACGCTTCAAACAGTCGTAAGCCTTGACTAGCAACTAACGGGTATTCATCTGTCCGCTCACCACCAATGGAGTATGGAGAGGAAACAGAAGTAACGAGAGACTGCTCAACCGTGCCATCTTTGGTGACCGTATAACGACCATCCTCATCAAGAGTGATTCCACTTTTAACAGTAGGAATGATCTGACCATTATCAAATGTATTGGTAATCTCAAAACGTTTAGCAGTCGTTGCATCTTGACCATCTTGGATACGCTTCAGATCACCAGCTACAGTCTCTAGATCATCTTTCTCTGTCTCTAATGTAGTCAGTGCAGATCGGATATCATCTGATTCAGTAGTCAGTGTTGAGATGTTACAAGTGCCAGGCTTACCAGTATCGTCACCCATATCAACAGCACGTGGCATACCATCGATGATGCTCCATACATGAAACCTATCGTCTGCATATTGAACAGCATATTTCTCAGTTCCATCACGTAAGATAGAGAACCATTTATTTGTAGATGCAGCATTCGCATCATATAGTTGGGCTACGAATTGACCACCGGGTCGCTTAAGCATTCCCAAGGCATAGTCAGGAAACACATTCTTGGCATCCTTAACTTGACCCGGACGCTTTCTATTATCAGGCTGCTGTGAAATGCCAGCCAGTAGGTTCGGGATGCGTTGAGAAATATTCATCGGCGAAGTGCGTGAAATGGTTGATAAGTGGTGTAGTAATTCTCTCCATCTTTCCAACCAAACATTGAGTAATCAGCTTGATTACAATCTTGTTCAATAGCGAATGCTCGTGCCATACGCTCTTGCTCTTCAAGCATGCCTTGAAGGTTGGCATCAGCAATCATCTTGACTGCACAAATACGTGCTGCACGTGCAGTGATATAAGCTTGGATTGCAGGAGGAAGGTCTTGGAAATCAAAGTACCAAGTAATGTCTAATCTGACATTTTTAGTAAAGGTATAAGTATGATGCAGTCGATCATAAAGTTTACCGTCGCGTCGGACTAGATCGTAGTCTCCACGATGGTATTCATTTGAGTCGTAGTAAAGGACATTAGATGGAAATTTGATTTGATTATTAGTGTCAGGTTGAAACTCATAATCACGCTCAACATTGAAAGACCAGCCTTCAAGTTGCACCTCTTTGCTTACCTCTTTCAACGTATTGAAAGGGATAGCAACTTCAGGGTTTTGTAGATTTAGTGTGGTGACAGGTGCCTGTCCCACCGAGCTAAGTATTTGATTTACAGCATCCAGTTCGGTGGACACAGCATTAGTAGGAAAAGGCATATCTGTCTAGGGATAAAAAAAAGGGGAGCCGAAGCTCCCCCATAGAATGAATACAAACGATCAGGCGTTTGCAGGATAAGTAGTACCGAAAGCGGAACCAGCAGTATCAGTAGCGTGCAGCTCAACAGCTGCAGCAGGGTTCAGGAAGTCAGCGCCCATAGCCAGACGGCCAAGGATCACGTCACCCTGATAGATGACAGAAACATCACCACTGGTGACTTGCACCTGAGGAGCGATGGCTTCAACACAGCCAGCAGCTTCACGCTGGAAGATCAAACCACAGGTGGTGTCAAATGCGTCTTGCTCACCATAGTTGTTGTTCATACCGGTGACGCTGCCACCGTCTTCCAGTTCAGTGTCACTACCAACGAAAGAACCAGCGTTGCCAGGATTAGCAGGACCATCAGTTTCGCCGTACTTGACGCCGTAGTTACCCAGGAACGGAATGTTCATGGACTTATAGATCTTGATACCAGCAATCGAGATGATGCCGTTACCGTTCTGACGGGAAGTACCCTGCTCATCGCGGTTCACCAGACCATTATCACCAACCTGTTGGATCAGCGCATAGTACTGACGAGGAGAGAGAACACCCACACGCCCATCTTGGCTTACTCCTTTTTCGTCCATTGCAGCAGCTGCATCATAGAAAGCAGTTACCAACTTGCCAGCATCCCAAGCGTCGGAAGTAGCACCAGTGCCACTACCAACTTGGACTTGAGTACCGCCGGGCTCGACGAAACCAGTCTTGGAGATAGGAGACGCTTGACGTGCACCTTTAGCGATAGCACGGAAGATCAAACGGTCATACTTTTCAGCCAGCGCATAGCCGATCTTGCGGGAGATTTCCGAGCGCAAGTCGTAATGTGAGAGTACTTCGTCCAATTCATAGACGAATGCACTGGAGATGAGGAGATCATCGCAGGTGATGGTCTTCTCTGCCACCGGAGGTGCAGCATCGGAGTTACCCAGGATGCTGTTGCCAGGGGTGTGGTACTCAGCGGTAGTACGACCGGTGTAGATGAACTGAAGACTCTTACCACCCTTGAGGGTGCGCTTCATGATCAAGTCACGTGCGATCGTATTGTTCTGGAAGCCCTTGAACATCTCACCAGAGAAGAGCTTCAGATAAAGGGCGCGACGCTCAGTAGAGTCAGCAATCGCACCATTAAGAGCACCTGGGGATGTAAGATCCGCCAAGGGCTCGTTACTATTTTGATGTGCCATTAGAGAGAATAAATGTGTTGCTTATCCTCTGATCGATCAGAATTTTTTACCAATTTTTTGTGGTCTATCCCACCGTCTAGACGGCGAAGGGTGTCCTCGTAAGGGCCAACGCCAATGAAGGGAGAGTCCGACTCTGAGGTGCTCTCCCAACTATTTACTTTTTCTTTTTACCGGCATCTACGCCGTAAGGCACGGGCTTTGCACTGCCGGGTTTTTGATGAGCCATTAATGCTTAGTTTTTAAATAGGTAACGCCGCGATACTTCAGCTTGGCTGCTTTAACAGCTGCTTGCTGCTCTTTGACGCGAGCTTGCAGTTCAACATTAGGCATGATGAATCTCCATGAAGTATCACACCCCCGTTCCATGGTGTGAGTGTTATGCGTC